CGTACGCAAAATGCTAGAGTACTGTTAGAGTTAAAAGAAATGAGAAAAGATATTGTATCTATAAAAGTATCACTCGCTGGAGCAGCTAATAAATGAAAATAGCAATATGCCCTGGCCATCACCCCCTACGTTCTGGAGCCAAGAATACGAAGCATTCCCTTAATGAGCACCGCGAAGCCAAGCACGTTGTGTATGCGTTAGCTGAAATCCTGAAAGATGAGGGACATCAGGTATCTATATTCACTGGTACTCTAAGCCAGAAAATTGCAAAGATAAACCATGGTTCTTTTGCTCTCGCCCTAGATATTCACTTCAACGCTGGAGGGGGTAGAGGGTGCGAGGTAGTTCATGTACCTAAAAGCGAATACCGGCACGCGCAGGCAGCAAATATGAGCCGTATCATTGCTACGGAACTACATGTGCGGGACAGAGGTGCAAAGGAAGGCTGGTGGCAGGGCGGGAGCCATCCTGGCACAAAGCCCGACGCCTTTGTGACTCAGACAAACTGTGCTGCGTTTATCCCTGAACCGTTGTTTATTGACAACGACAGTGAAGTTGAAGCGTGGCTGGTAACAGGCCAGCACGGAGCAATAGCCGAGGCGATTGCCTCAGGTGTGAGGGCAGTAATATGAAGTTAGATATATTTATTATTTTTACAGCTATAGTAGTTGTTATAGCCGCTGTAGTGGTTAACGGCGGCTCTGTGGTATCCTTTTTAAAAGTAATAGGATACTAAAATGATATGGACTAGGTTTCACTCCATAGTCGTAGCTGCATTATTCTTTGTTGGTCTAGGTTTTTGGGCTGCAAATAATATAGTTTTTGCTAGCGACTATAACAGGTACCAAACGCAGCAAGAAATCAGGTGGATGCAGTATGATGAACGTATGTTATACCAAGAATATAGAGATATGGTAAGACTATCTAGTAAAACAGATGCGGAAAGACGTAGACTAGCAGATATAGAACATGAAATGTCTATACTACGAGATAGAATAAAAGCAGCAAGGTCTAACTAGTATGCTAAAAGATAAACAAAATTCTAGAAAATCACTAAGTAGATGTATATACATGGGATCTTGGATAGTAGTATTAGTGGGTGCTTTTAACTACTTATTCAATGGTGGCCCTGATATAGCAGCTATGGCCGGTTCTATTCTCACACCAGCAGGACTAGCTTACGCAGCTAGAGCTCATACAGAATCTTTGGAGGCAAATGATGGAACTAAATAATATAATATATACAGCAGCAGGAGTACTATACCCAATAGTATTTTTAATTGGAGCACAATATGGTAAGAGAGCTGCAATAGGTGGTTCAGATGTAAAAGGTAAACTAACTGCCGATATTAATGTTGCTAGAAAATTAGCACAAAAAGAGTTATCAGATACTATAAAGAAATTAAAAGAAAACGCAAAGGAAAGTATATAAAATGTTAGCAATGCTCAGTATGATGGGCGGAAAAGCTATTTCAAAATATGTCGTTTTATTACTTGTTTTGGTAGGTATAATCTCATTTTCATATATCCTAGTACAAAAGTATAACAATGCTATAGAGAAAGCCGTTATGTCTGCTGTGGCTCTAAAACAAGCAAACTCTGAAACGGAGACAGCTAATGAAAATAATAAACAACTTACAAAATTATATGTACAATCTAAAGCTGCTTTTGCTAAACAAAAAAGAATTTCAAGAAAAAACGCTTTGGAAGCTAAGCGGGCAGCAACAGCTCTTAATAACGACCTTACTTCTGGCAATAGTGCTGCTGTCAACAAGCGGCTGTGCATGGCTGCCGAAAGTATCCAAGGCGAACCAATTGACGGTTGTGGAACAGAAGTTTTATGCACCGGATCGTCCTGTGCTGGATCCGATCACGTTCCATCCTATAAAGTCACAGACTCAACAGTAAAAGGTATAGAATCTGCGTTAAGACAATGTGGTGTATATATAAACACTGTAGAAAATAACTTAGTAAAGGATTCAGTACCAGAATAGCACATTTCCATTATAATCAAAATTATAGTTGACTCATCTATAAATGACTATATAATTACAGGCATATGGCGTTTTTTAGTATCCCTTTGGATAAATTGTTTACAAAAATAGAGTTTACTCCACATAGTAAGCAGCATACTATTATTGACGCTATAGAACAACATAAGTTTACAGTAGTTGCAGCCGGACGAAGATTTGGTAAGTCGTTATTAGCAGCTAATCTAGCTTTCGGCAAGAGTCTAGAGCCCAATGCTAGAATAGGTATTGTAGCTCCCAACTATAATCTTAGTTCTATTATTTTTGATGAGATAGCTAAGATTGTAACAAAAACAGGAATGGAAACTGTTAAGTTTTCATATAAAGATAAATATATAGAATTAGTAAATGGTTCTAGTATAAAAGCGCTATCTGCACACAGACCAGATTCATTAGTTGGTAGGGGTTACGACTTTCTTATAGTAGATGAAGGGGCTTTAATACCAGATTTTCAAGATGTCTGGGAAATGCAATTAAGACCTACTGTGTCAGATAGTCCCGATTCAAGAGTACTGTTCATTTCGTCACCTCGTGGTAGAAACTACTTTAAAACTCTTTTCGATTTTGGAATAGATAATGATAGAAGAGAATGGCAGTCGTTTACAGCTCCTACATCAGATAATCCTCATATTCCAAAAGACGATATTGAAGAAGCCAGAAAAACACTATCAGAGGCTAGGTTTAGACAAGAGTATTTAGCAGAATTTGTAGCTTTTGAAGGTCAAATTTATGGTAGTGTACCTGTTAAGGATAATGTCTTAAAAGATATAAACTTAGATAACTGTGAAGTTATATCGGGTATTGACTTTGGTTTAAAACATAGTACAGCATGTGTGCTTATAGCAACAGATGGGGAAACCTACTACGTATTTAAAGAGTATAAAGAAGCCAATAAGACTACAGCTGAACATGCCGAGTGGCTAACTGAGAATATAGACAAGTATCATATTGAGACTATGTATAGAGATAATGCAGCTGCTCAGTCAGCTTTTGATCTAGCTTATATATATGACATATCTACCGTATCATCTATAAAAGACATAATACCTGGTATAACTGTAGTAAATAGCATGTTTAGAAGCGAAAGACTTATTGTAGACTCATCTTGCGAACAGCTACTGCTAGAGTTAAATAACTACAGGTGGAAGCCTAAAGCTATTAAGGAAGAACCTGTAAAAGAGCATGATGACCTATGTGATGCTCTAAGATATTGCGTATATACTCATTCTATTAGAACCCCCGGTATAACAATATGAGTCCTAGGTACGACAGACTGTTTGTTAAAATGGTACGAGATAAAACTAGAAAGTCATTAGTTAAGGGCGACAACTGCTGGGTATCCGGAGCAGAAAGTTCTTTAGAAATCCACCATATGTACACTCTATCATCTTTAGTTAATGACTACCTAGTAAATAATAACATTTTTATAGATGACACAAATAAAATACAAGTTAGAGAAGACTTTATAACTAGTAACTATTCTGAAATGCATGAACAGGTGGTACTGCATAAGAGTATTCATAAAAAGTTACATAGCATATTTGGAACAAAATACCAAAATCATATAGTTCCTAAAGTTCGTTTATGGTTGGAGAGGCAAAAGGATAAGTATGAGCAACTGGGTAGCTAATCTCTTCACAAAGTCAAATCCAGCACAACAAGATATAGCTGTTTCAGAATCAGGCTCTGGGTACTCTAGCACTAGTATAAAAGCCTATGATGCTAATAATAATATAGGTATAGTGAATAGGTGTGTAACGCTTATAGCGGATAGTGCAGCAGAAGTACCTATAAAAGTTTTCAAATTAGATAAAGCTACAGAAAAATTAAAAGAAGATAAGTCTACAAGGTTGTCTAGATTTTTAGTAAGACCTAATAACCAATATGATAGACACAGATTCACAGTAAACATCATAACAGATCTTGTAATTGATGGTAATGCTTTTATATACATAGACAAGGATGGACTTTTTCACTTGCCTGCCAAATTTGTATTTATACAAGAGGACAAGATAGACTTTGTAAAAGGCTACAAGTATATAGCAAACGGATCTAGTAAGTTAATTAACCCAGATAACATAATACATATGCGTTTATCTAATAATAAGTCTGTGTACAGGGGTGTAGGTAAATTAGAACCTATTTTAGATGAGTTAAATGTCTATAAAGAAATGCTTATATACCAAAAAGGTTTTTTTAATAACTCAGCTATGCCAAAACTTGTGTTAGAGTCGGACAACACAATAGGTCAAACAGCTAAATCTAGAATGCTGGAACAGTGGAAACGTCTAAACAGTACTTTAAATAAGAAAGCGGGTGGCACTGCCATACTAGATGGTGGGCTAAAAGCCAAAGTACTAGATAATTCTTTTAGAGATATGGACTTTAACGAGGGTTTAATACGAATAGAAAAGCATATAGCTTTAGCATTAGGCGTTCCTTGGGTACTGTTGAACTCTGGAAATAATGCAAATATCCGAAATAACCAAAGGTTATTTTACCAACAAACTGTACTACCTTTAGTAAAAAGAGTAGCTATGGCTATAGAGTTCCATGTACATAAAATAAACCCAAAGTCAATTACTAGTATTAGGGTTCAAGCTGACGAGTTCTCAGTGACAGCACTACGTCCTGACTTAAAAGAACACGCAGATTATCTTTCCACACTAATAAACGGTGGAGTACTGACACCTAATGAAGGCAGATACGCATTGAGAAAACAAGCAATAGATGGGTTAGACGAAATACGAGTTCCTGTAAATGTTGCAGGTTCTGCCGCAGACCCGTCACAAGGAGGTAAGCCTAGTGCATCAACTAGTAACTAAGAATGACGTAGCAGATATATTATTGTCTAATACTACTATAAAAGTTTTGGAACCAAATGACAATGGTGAAATAGTTATAGAAGGCTACGCCAATACAGTAAACAAAGATAGAGTGGGAGATATAGTACTAGGTAGTGCTTTCGATCTTACAAACTATGAAAAGAATCCTATAGTACTATTTAATCATCAGTATGATAAACCTGTTGGTAAAATGATAGATCATAGAATAGATGATACAGGTTTATACTTTAAAGCTGTTATAGGTAAAACAGCAGAAAAGCTGTATGGCTTACAATCTCTGATTACAGATAATATAGTCAAAGCATTCAGCATTGGCTTCAAGTTTATTGACGGCAAGTATGACTCAACATCAGATACTTTTTTTATTACTAAGTTAGAATTACTAGAAGTGTCAGTTGTTAGTGTACCAGCTAACCAAGACTCCCTTTTTGAAATATCAAAAGGATTAAAGGATACAATTATGGATAAAAAAACAAAGGATATAACATCTGTTACTAAAGACGCTGTAGCTACTATTACTACTACTACTAGTACCAATAGTAACGAAGATGAAACAGAAGTTACGACTATAGAAGTAACCGGTGATGCCGCTATAGCAGTCGCAGCCTTGGCTAGTAAAACTGCAAGCACACCAGAAGTAAAAAACATAAATGGAGGTATCACTAACGTGGATACAAAAGATAATAAAGAAGCAGCAAAACCTGCTGTAGAAAAGAAAGTGGATGTAGCTGCTGAAGTACAAAAAGCTCTAGATCTTAAAGCTGCTAATGACAAAGAAGTAGCTGATGCTAAGGCTGCTAAAGAAGCAGCTAATAAAGAAGCTGAAGAAGCTCTAACTAAGAAAATAGAGGACCAAGTAGCTAAAGCTATAGAAGAAACACTAAAAGCTCAGGATGAAGATACTGGAATACCAGCTAGTTCTGCTAAGCTAGAGCATCAAACTACGAATATCTCTAGTAAGGATATGGGTAAATACGAGAAAGATGTAGATAATCTATATTTACTAGCAGTACATCTTGGTAAGAGTCTTACAGAGCTAAATGCTTTTAAGAAACTTCCTGAAGCTGTACAAAAAGCAGTAACAAATACGGCTGGTAGTTCTTTAGCTCCTATAGGATTTGATACTAGACTAGAAGAAGATGTTCGCAAGTTACTTAAAGTAGAGCCAATGTTTGGTAAATTCAATATGCCATTAAGCGACTTTAGACTACCATTTAATGCACATGGTATATCTGCAGCATGGACTGCAGCAGGTGCAGCACCAGCTGACTCTGCAGAAGTGTTTAATAACATTCTGTTCACAGCTAAGAAGTTAATGGCTGCTGTTCTATTCAACTACGAAGACGAAGATGATGCTGTTATTGCTCTACTCCCTACTATTCGTGAAGACCTGGCTTATGCTATTGCTGATCTTATTGACTCAACATTAGTTGTTGGTACTGGTGCTGGTAACTCATTCCGTGGCGTATCTCACTATGCTACAGGTGCTAACGTTGCTGGTTCTCACATTACCACTATTGCAGGTGGTGCTGCTGCGGTAATTACTACTGCACACATTGCTGCAGCTAGAGCTAAGATGGGTAGATACGGTATTAATCCTCGCGATGTAAGAATACT